CGCGCGTCACCGTTGTAGTTGCTCCATTCAGCAACGTACCACCGCCGCTGACGATACTCGTCGTACCGCTGGGGATCACATTGCAGGTGAAGCCTGAAACCAGGCCCGCCGGCACGGTAAGGCTGATGGTGGCCGAGCACTCGAGCGTCTTGCCATTGTCAGCGTTGGTGAGGGAGCGCGAAGCTCCTTCCACGGTCGTCACGCCTGGCCCGAAAGCCACGCCCGACGGAAACTTTGTTGCAACTGCAGTCATGACTTACCCCACTTGAATGATGTTGAGAGATACGCTACCGCTGGTGTAGGCCGAGATATTCAGCCGAATCGCGGTAGGCGGGACAGAGTAGCTGCCCTCGAAACTGGTTGTTTTGCCGGTGACTGTGTGGTCGACGACGCGGGCAGTCCAGAGATTGGAAGCACCCTTGGCGACGGAGGTCACGCCACTGTTTGCCACCGTGACAGTGATGTTGTTTGCATCGACGACGCTGGCGACTGAGTAACCCTGGTTAAAGGGTGCCGCGGCATCCATCTGCACCCAGTCACCTACGGATAACTTGTGGCCTACGAGCGTAATGGTGCCGGTTGTCGTGGTACGCGAGGCACTCCATTCATTCGTCGGCTCGTAAAGCGGATCGTAAGTATGCTGCACGCCCCAGGTGAGAGAGGCTCCACTGGAGATCTCCCCCGCGAAAGCCACGCCGAAGTTTCCTTGCGGCATTCGGTTGATGTTAAACCACGGAGAGAAACCCGCGGCACTGAGTGTAACTGACTGTGGACGCATGTTGCCCTCCGAAGTTTAATGAAGGTACGCGCGGATTATATGATGGTAATCCGCGCGCACTAACCGACGAACCTATTACGGTCCGTTGCTACCATAGATGCCGCGGGGGTCGGTACAGCCCACGCTGAAGCGCATGTAGCTGGCGGCCTTCGCGTTCTTGGTGTCGAAGTCGTTGTCCTGATCGAACATCGGCTCGTCGCGCCAGAAGAACGTCATACCTTCCGGGCAGTTGGTTCGGATGAACCAGGGGTGCGCCGAGGTGAAGTAGTGGTTCATCTTGATCCCTTCGGGGAACGCGTTCGTCGCCTTGAGGACGTTGATCGCGTTGTTCGCAGTGTCGTTTTGCAACACCGAGCCCAGAATGCGATTCGCGTTGAACCATTCCTGACGGGACACGTGCAGTGAACGGGGCATCAGGTTGATCAGCTGACCCGTATCGTTCTGCGCGCCCATGATCTGGATGGTAAGATCTTCCAGGGCAGTCTCGGACAGATCGGCCGCCGGGGACAGGGCATTGCTGTACGTACCGCCGGTCGCGTTGACGTGGGCAGTGGAGCACAGCGCAGCGCCGTCGCCAGTGGTGAAGCTAGTCGTGACGAAGGCCGTGTTGTACGGGATCGCCGCCACCAGTTCCGTGGTCTGCCGCATGGAGAAGGCGTTGGCGCGGGCACGCCGCGTCGCCACTTCCTTGTACAGATTGTCGCGCAGCTCTTCGAACGTCACGATGTAGCCCAGCGCGTACGCGACGTGGGTGTAGGTTGTCACCACACCTTGCGTCTCGCCGTCGTAGGTCACCGGAGCGCCCTGGCCCTTCACGACCGCGTTGTTGAAGGGAGTGACTTGCACGCCCTGTTCATACGCCTTGTCGGACGAACGAACGTCGTAGAGGTCTCGGTACTCCTCCGCGTGCTCGTCGTAGGTCTGGCCCCAGATCGTGAAGATTCCGGGCCACAGCAGTTTCGGGTGCGAGCCTGTGTTGATTACGCCACCTGGCATGATTGTTCCCCTTTAGACGCCAGCTGCGCCGGTGCCGTGTGCAAGTTCATGCACGTTGATCTGAACCAGGTGCTTGGCGTAGGCGCCAAACTCGTTTCCTGGGCGTTGCACCAGCCCCATCAGCCGAAGCTGCAGGGTGGCGGTGGTGGCAGGAGTCGCGCCGGTAGCCGAGCGCACTTGCCATCCGCTCACGAAGCCGTTGCCAGCACCGAGCAGGGAGATCTGGTTGAGGCCGATTTCGGTCGCAGCGAGTGCGGTGCCGTTCGACTCTTCCTGGATCTCGAACAAGACGTTCGGATCATCCACGACCATCGCGTACCAGACGGAAGGATCGCTCGCCGGCCGGTAGGTGATGTCGAGGTTCGACTGATTGACCATCGCGGTCCGGTACTTGCCCAGTCCAACGATGACGCCGCGGAGGGCACCCGAGCCTGCGCCGAGCGCAATGCCAGGGATGCCGTTTGCATCGGCCGTTCCGCTCGAGATAACCGGGTCGCCGATGTAGAGCGCGGTGCCGTAGCTTGCCGCGATCGAGTAAAGCCGTGCCTGGCCATTCCAAGGCGCACCGTTGAGGTACGAGTGTGGAACGAAGCCAGCCGGACGATTCGTGTTTGCCATGAGAATCTCCGTAAGTTACGGTCAGCGAACGCCGACCTTGCGTTTGAAAAAATCTGGGATCTTAGTCCGGGTGCGATCCACGTAGCGATTGGAGCTGTCGCCCCCGCCCGAGTCCTGCGTACCGCCAAGAAGAGAGTCGACAACCGTTTGGTTCCGCTCTTCCACCAGTTTCTGATCTTCCTCGTACCACTCTTGCTTGATTTTCATCAGGATCAACCGCACAGGCTGTCCGTCATGACCTAACTCAGAATTTCCAACCACCGTAACTCGGGTGCCCAGGTCCGTATTGCCAGTGCGAGTGGAGATACCACCCAGGCCGGCGTCGGGGACGCTGGTTTCCCCTTCTTCAACAAACTCGTATCCGCCCGTCAAGGCGCGTTCGACCCGCCCCTTGTCGCTCAGGAACCAATGGAGATGGTAGCCCGGAATGTCCGGGACAGCCAGACGCTGGACTGGCACACTCATCGGAATGCGCTTACGTTCAGAACCGCTCGAACGGTTCGCTGGGCTCAAAGGTGCGAGTGCCATGATCAATTTTCCTGGAAGTAAAGTTCAGCGTAACGAGTACGCCATTCATCTGCTGTTTTGAAGCGCTTGCCGGGTCCGACGAATTGCTTGGCATCGGCGTCACAGGCGGCGCGGGCATCAGCAGGAAGGGAGGCAAAGCCCTTCTTCCCTGTCGTGCGGCGAGTTCCACCCTCCGCTTCTCCGCCAGAGCGAGCGCCTTCAACCTTGGAGCCCGAGGAGAATTCCCCGAAGGTTGCTTCAACCTCCTCGCGAATCTTCTCGTAGAAAGCCACGCCCGTCAGCTCTGTGCCGGACTCGCGCATTTCCTGGGCGATGCCGAGGGCAAGGGAAGTCCGGCGGCGGTCGGTGCCGAACCAGGGGTTGGCGGCATTCCACGCCTTGAGATCTTCAGGGACTGCCAGGGCGGCCGGCTTCGGCTCTTCCTTCGCAGCCTCCTTCTTCTTCGGCAGGGGCTCTTCCGAGGCGGCCTTCAAGTCGATCATCAACCCAGTGATTTCCGCCACTGCTTCGTGATCACCTTCTTCGCTGGCCGCCTTCAGCCGAAGCTTGAGGTCTTCGCGGGCACGTTCCACAGCCTTCTGCGTCTCCACCGAATGCCGCTCGTTGATTTCTTCCAGCGCCGCATTGGCCTTTTCCAGGGCCTCACGGGTTTTGGCGCTCTCTGCCCGCAGGCCATCGAGTTCCTGCTGCAATTTCTGGTTGTTCGCCCGGACGATTGGGAGAACTTGTTCGCCACGCGCGAGGTACTCCTCCGCATCGACGAAGCGTTCCGGCTCGCCCTTGAAGCGAGTGGGGGGAATCCAGCCCATCTGCTCAGCCTTCCGCTGAACTTCCGGAGTTGCTGCGCTTTCGATTGCGATTGGATCAGGCATTTCCGCCTCCTTCGTCCACGATTGCGCAGAAGATGTCGCGGTCATTGACCAGGCGGTACATCTTGCCGTCCGCAGTGCCCTTGACCAGGGTGCCGGCGAACTTCGTCACCATGACATGCTCGCCAACGGCAGCCCGCGGGGAGCCTTCGTCAAACCAGGCATGCGGGCCAATGGCAATCACCGTAGCGCGCACGTCCACCATGTCCATCCGGCCCTTGACCGAGTCGGGAAGCTCAATCAACGCGCCTTTGCGCTCCGGTTCGTAGGATTGAATCAGCACCGCGACCCCTCGCGGCTCCAGTCCACTCGTATTTTCACTCATTTTCGATCTCCGTCACATACTGCTCGTAGGAAAAGTCCGTTACAAAGGCGTATCCTTTGCACGTGCCCAGGTTACCTACATTCACCAGGGCTGTTTTTCTGTCATCATAGTCGGTGAATGAGCCGCCTTCCCAGTCCTGACGCAGTGCTTCCCGCTTTTTGTGCAGGATTTCCACCAGCGCGACCGTGCCAGGGTGACTCCACCACTCCTGGAATTCGGCCTCTGTCAGGGCGCGATCACTCATGCCGAAGCTCCTTCTTTACTCGCCTGTTTCATGCCCACGATATGCTGAGATTGGATGCGCGCGGCCTCCAAAAGGGCATTGACGTGGGCAGTTATCCGTTCGTTTTCGTGCTTTGCCGCAGCGATCTGCGCGTTCACCATCGCCACCTGAGCGTAGGCTTCTTCGCTTTGCGCATTTGCTGCGTGCTCGGCGGCCTGCGCCTGCAGTTGCACCATCTTCGCGTTGTTGAGCTGCTGTTCCGTCTGCAACTTCGCAATGAGTTCTTGCGTGTCGAACTGGAGCTGCATCTGCAGCCGGCTCGTAGCGCCCTGCTCTTTCATTTCCTGCAGCGCAACCTTCGGGTCCTTCGGCGGCGGCATGCCCTCGGTCCCTGTAAAGATCGACTGGACATCCGGCACGCGCAGTGCGTTGAGGAACAGACGCTCCACGGCGTCCTTGTTGTAGCCTGGCGTCGTCGCGGCGGCTTGCTTGAGCGTCAGGGCGATCTGCAAGCGCATAGAATCGCTGGTTACGTTCGGGTCGGCAGCGGGGGCGATCAGCTCCTTCCCGCCCATATAGTCGAGACGCGTGGCACCGCCCGGTCCCGGCTGATCGAGGGGCAAGAACAGGCTGTTGAGATGGTAGAGTTTCTGAAACTCCTCTTTCATCGACCGCCAGACGCGCTTGAAAATCGCCGTGTAGATCTTCTGCCCCATTTCCACCATCGTCTGAGTGGTCTGGGCAGGAGTGTTCTGGCCGGGATTCTCCCCTACCGTGATGTCGGTAGTCCCGCTCACCCGCGACGCGTAGTTGATGAGGAGGCTGAGCAGCTGGAACAGCACGTCCGAGGGGGCGTTAACGGGCAGGGGAAAGATGGACTTCCGCAGGTCATCGCCCGTAGCATCCACCCGCTTCCACTCGAATGGAGCGAAAGTCTGTACACCACCACGAACCTTCGCACCTCGGCCCAAAAAGCCGCCCGCAGTAGTTTGGAGCGTCCCTGCATCTAACAGCATGTTGACGAGGGAATTGACCGCTTCGTTCAGCGGCCCGAGGAACACTCCGAAGCCGATGTCGTAGAAGCCGCCGTCCGGGGAGGGGATGAAGGTGGACTTGGTGAAGTAGTGGTCGCGCTTGATGCTGATGATCTGACCTCTGCGCGGACCGGCGGCCAGGCGCTCGATAGCCTTCTCCGAGTCGAAGAGGGTGACGATGCGGACGACAAAGCCGCTGGTCTTCTCGAAAGTGACGATGTAAGGCTCGGCGTACCCGTCCGCGTCCAGGTCGAGGTTGACGTGCTGCTCGAGGAAGACGATGCTGGTAGTGTGATCAGGCTGGGGAGGTGTGACCCGCTGACGACTGTCCTCCCCGCGGCGAGCCTCGGTAGTGGCCGGGGCGGCCGGGGAGGTGTACCAACCTTCCTCCAGGCAGTCGCGCCACGTCTCCCGCAGGACGTTCTCGTGAACCTCGTTGCGGAAGCGCGGGATGATGTGAGTCATCCGCGGGCAGGTGTCGAGGGACTTGGTCCAGTAATTAACAACGAGGTCCTTGGCAAGGACGAGTTCGCTGACGTTATGGCCGAGGGAGGCGGAGAAGTAAGACTTCTTAAAGTTCGTCCCAACGATGGAGAGGTTGAGGATCGCCTTGTCCGTCTGCTCTTCCCAGGCGCCGTCTTGCTCGAGCACCTGCCAGGACATATGGGTTGAGACGCGCTCGGCACGCTGGCTGAGCTCGCCATCTGCATCGGGGCCGAAGACGTTGCACTTCACCACCTTGGGGCCGCCGACAAGGGCGGG